TTTAGTATTGAAGGATACTTTGCTGATAAAGCTAAAATTAGTAAACCTAATTTAAAAGCAGAGATGGAAGCTATATTAGAAGCTGAAGCAGAATATATGTTAGGCAACATTAAAGCAGTAATTAAAAATGATAAAAGGACTAAATCAGGCAAGAAGATTACATTAGAAACTTATAAGGACTATCCATCAGGAGTTAGTAATAATGCTAAGAGAGGTATTGAACTTAATGAAAAGGTTAACAATAAATGTGCTACACAAGTTGGAAAGATAAGAGCGCAGCAATTAGCAAACAAAGAAAACATAAGTTTAGAAACCATTAAAAGAATGTATAGCTATTTATCAAGAGCAGGAGAATACTATGATGAAGGTGATACTAAGGCTTGTGGTACTATTAGCTATTTACTATGGGGAGGAAAAGCTGGTCTTAGATGGGCAGAGAGTAAGTTAAAAGAATTAGGAGAAATTAATCTTGCATCTATGGTAGTTGATGACAACTTTGCAATTATTGATGATAGGTTAGCTTATAGCACACAAGAGAAAGCAGAAGAGATGGCTAAGAACATTGGCTGTGAGGGTTTTCATGTGCATGAGTATGAAGATAAAGAATGGTATATGCCATGTAAGGAACATACTTTAAAAAAACATTATTGTCCAGAAGGATATGAAAGAAAAGAAGGCAAGTGTGTAAAAAAAGATAGTTATGCAGAAATAGGCCCAAGAGGAGGTATTAAGAAATCACCTAAAGCACCTAAATCAGGAACACCCAATAAAAACCCAAAAGGTAAAGGAACAGCTAAAGGTGATGCATCTACAAGTAGAGGTGCTAAAGTAAGTAAGAAAGATGAAGCATCATTACAAAAAAAAGCAGATGAATTTAATGAAAGATATAAAAAGAAGTTAGGTTATGGTGTAACAATAGGTCAACTTAAATCTGTATTTCAAAGAGGTCTGGGAGCATTTAATGTTTCACATTCACCAAAAATTAAATCACCTACAGCTTGGGCACATGCAAGAGTAAATGCTTATCTATACTTAGTAAGAAATGGTAGACCACAAAACCCTAAGTACACAGGAGATTTTGATTTATTACCAGCTAAGCATCCTAAATCACCAAAAAACAAATAAAATGAAAAGTAGAAAATTTAAAACACCAAGTAATACATCACCAACAGGAACTAAAAGAGCTTGTTTGTGTGATGATGGCAAAACATATAGTAGAAAATGTTGTGATGGTTCATTGCAAGCACAGGGAATAGGAAACATTACTGGAACACCTGAATAATTTTTTTTACAAAAACACATAACACTATACACATTTTTTTACATTACTAATAAATATTTACTATGAAAGCAAATGACATACTAAACAAAATCAAAAATATTGTTGGTGTTGAACTTTCTGAAACAGTAGAATTAGCAGAGATGACATTAGAAAATGGTACTATTTTAGTATCAGAAGAATTTACTAAAGGCAATGCAGTATTCATCAAAGGAGAAGATGGAGAGATTGCACTACCTGTAGGTGAATATGCTTTAGAAGATGGCAGAATGTTATTTGTAGTTGAAGAAGGCATCATTGATAGTATTAAAGAAGCTGCTGATGAAAAAGAAGCAGAAGAAGATTCTAAAGAAGAAGAATTATCTGATGAATCAGTTATTGAAGAAAATGCTGAAGAATCAGTAGAAACTGAATTACAAGAAGAAATGCAATATGTAACTAAAGAAGAGTTTGCACTTGCATTAGAAGAAATTAAAGGCATGATTGAAAAACTATATAAAGAAAACATGTCTGAAGAAGAAGTTGTTGAAGAAACAACAAAAGAAGAATTATCTGCTGAAACAGTTGAGCCAATTAAGCACAACCCTGAAGCAGAACAAAACAACAAAATGAACTTTAAAATTGGTGGTGGCAGACCAGCTACAACAAGAGATAGAGTTTACAGTAAAATTTTTAATAATAATTAAATAAAAACAAAATGGCAACAACAACAAGTATAACAAGCACTTATGCTGGAGAGTTTGCGGGTCGATATATCGCAGCAGCTTTATTAAGTGCTAATACAATTGATAAAGGCGGATTAGAAGTAATGCCTAATATCAAGTATAAGTCTACTATGAAAAAAGTAGCAACAGATGCAAATATAATTAAAGATGCAACTTGTGATTTTACTTCTACAGGAACTGTAACACTTACAGAAAGATTATTACAACCTGAAGAGTTTCAAGTAAATCTTGAATTTTGTAAGAAAGATTTTAGAAGTGATTGGGAAGCAGCTCAAATGGGAATATCTGCTTATGATAATTTACCACCAAAATTTTCAGATTTTATCATTGCACATGTTGCAGGTTTAGTAGCTGAAAAAACTGAATCTAATATATGGATGGGAGCTAACGCATCTGTTGGAGAATTTGATGGTTTAGTAACTTTAGCTTTAGCTGATAGTGATGTAATTGATGTTGCATCTCATGCTGCTGTAACTGCTGCGAATGTTATTGATAAATTAGGAAGTATTGTCGATGCAGTACCTTCTGCACTTTACAATAAAGAAGACCTTCACATTTACGTATCACAAAACATTGCAAGAGCTTATGTTAGAGCATTAGGTGGTTTTGCAAGTGGTATTGGTTCAAATGGTACAAATGCACAAGGAACACAATGGTACAACGCAGGTGGGCAACTATCTTTTGATGGTGTTAAATTATTTGTATGTAATGGTTTAGCTGATGACACAGCAATGGCTGCTCAAAAAAGTAACTTATACTTTGGAACTGGTTTATTAAACGATATGAATGAAATTAAGGTTCTTGACATGGCAGACCTTGATGGTTCACAAAATGTTAGAGTTGTAATGCGTTACACTGCTGCTGTAAATTATGGCATTGGTTCTGATATAGTTTTATATCACGCATAAGATTAATTAATAACAAGGGGGCTGTAATGCCCTCTTAACTTAAAACTTTTTAAAATGGCATGTGATTTAACAAAAGGACGTAAAGTTCCGTGTAAAGATGTAATTGGCGGCATAGCAAGAGTTTGGTTCGTGGATTTTGGCGACCTTGGTACAGTAACAGAAACTGCTGATGAAATTACTGACCTTTCAGGTACGTTTACAGCATTTCAATATGATTGTCATGGAACTAATTCATTTGAGCAAACAGTAAACAGTTCAAGAGAAAATGGAACAACTTTCTATGAGCAAGTACTTAATTTACAATTTCCTAAATTATCTAAAGAAGATAATGCAGAATTGAAGCTAATGGCTTTTGGCAGACCCCATGTGTGTGTAGAAGACAGAAATGGAAACTTCATGCAATTTGGATTAGTTCATGGTTGTGAAGTAACAGGAGGTACAATAGCAAGTGGAGCAGCATTTGGTGATTTGAGTGGTTATACACTTACATTAACAGCACAAGAAGCAAAACCAGCTAACTTTATAGCAAGTGGTACTTCTGCTGACCCTTATGCAGGAATGACTTCTGCAACTGTAACTGTAACAGTAGGAACTAATAGCTAATATAGGCACTAATTCACAAAAGTGTGATTCATAATATATAGTTGATTGTGGAGGGTGAGTTTAATAGCTCACCTTTCTTTTTTAAAAAATTATGCAGATACTTACTTCAACAGGCACAAGAAACATTAACTTTATACCAAGAGAAACTATTAGTGGTTCAAAAGTGTATAGTGTTAATAAAAAGTGAAGCAAAAAACAAAGTTATATTAACTGATAGCACAGCAACATTTACAGAATTGGATTACTATTATCAATACAGCACAACACAAGCATTAGTAGAAAATAATTATTATTTAGTTACTATTACTAACACTACTGATGGAATTGTTATATTTAAAGATAAAATGTACTGCACAGACCAAACATTATCAGATTATGAAATTTCTAATGGTGTTTATATAGAACAGAGTACAGGAAACAATGAATTTGTTTATTATGGATAATTTACACTTAATACAATTAAATCAATATGAAAGACCTTCTATTACAGAAGATAGGAATAGAGATTGGGTAGGTATAGGAGACAACAATGATTACTATCAAAATTTAATCGATGCTTACATTGAAAGTACTACTAATCAAGCAGTAATAAATGGTATAGTAAATCAAATATATGGAAAGGGTTTAGATGCTACTGATTCAAATGAAAAGCCAGAGCAGTATGCACAGATGAAAGAAATACTTTCACCACATTGCTTAAGAAAGGTTTGTAATGATTTAAAGTTATTAGGTGAAGCATCTTTACAAATATCATACAAAGGCAATAAGATAGGCAAGATTAGTCATTTCCCAAGAGAGACATTAAGAGCAGAGAAGATGAATGAGCAGGGAGATGTAAAGAATTATTACTATGCACCAGATTGGACTAAAGTACAAAGAAACACTAAACTAACTAAATTCCCTGTTTTTGGTAGTGGTGCAAAGAATGAAATATATATTATAAAAAGATTCGTAACAGGGTTTTACTATTATTCACCAGCAGATTATCAAATAAGCTATGCTTGTCTTGAAAAGGAGATTGCAGATTTTTTAATAAATGATGCACAAAACTCTTTTAGTGGCACTAAGGTAATTAACTTTAATGGTGGTATTCCAGATAGAACCAAGCAACTTGAGATAAAAGAGCAAATCATGTCAAAGCTTACAGGAAGCTATGGAGAAAAAGTCATTGTAGCCTTTAATAACAATGCAGAACAAAAATGTACAATTGATGACATTCCTTTAGCAGATGCTCCTTCACATTATCAATACTTATCTGAAGAATGTCAGAGAAAAATAATGGTAACACATAGAGTAAGTTCACCATTGCTCATAGGCTTAAGAGATAGCAATAATGGCTTAGGCAATAATGCAGATGAAATAAAAAATGCATCACTATTATTTGATAATGTAGTTATAAAACCTTATCAAGATTTAATTATAGATTGCTTAGATGAAATCTTTGCAACAAACAATATTGCATTAAACTTATATTTTAAAACACTACAACCACTTGAGTTTACAGAAGTTGATAAAACATTACAAGATGCAGAAGCAATAGAAGAAGAAACTGGTATTAAGCAAGATGAGGAGCAAGCAGAGTTAGAGTTAATGGCTAACAATACAACACCAACACTTACTGATGAGATTAGTGATTATTTTATTAATACTTTAAAAGGTGAGGAAGTAGATGAAGAATGGGAAGAAGTAGATGAGAGAGAGTATGGTGAAGATAATGAGAGCATTGAAGATTGGGCAAATAGATATATTATAGAAAAAGATAAAACAAATTTATTTGTAGATAGTAATTCAGATGGCTTTTCATACTTAGATAAATCTTTTTATAAAGTTAGATATAGATATGCAGTTGGTTCTAAAAAAGCAATGAAAACTACTGGCAAAGGTAAAAAAGCAAGAAAAAATAAATCAAGAGCATTCTGTGAGCATATGATGAATAATAAATCAACAGTTTATAGATTAGAAGATATTGATAAAGCAAGCAGAGATGGCATTAACTCTGACTTTGGTCATAAGAGTCAACCTTATGATTTGTTTAAATATAAGGGCGGGCCTTACTGCCGTCATGTATGGAAAGAAGTACTATACAGATTAAAAGCTAATACAGAACCATCACAAGATTT